CCCGCCAGCGCGTCCCACGTGGTAAAGAACATTGCCCGGGACGTTGTGCTGTTGCAGAGGGCTGCACCTCCCCGCCCCTCGAATAGGGCATAGCAGACCGAGTTGAATGAGTTGCCAGACCGGTCATGCTGGATATAGGCCCATGTCCCCGAGGAAGGGTCCCTCGTGATCCAGACCCCCGAGGCGTCCGAGGTGAACCAAACGTCCATGCCGGCTATGTATAGCGAGTTGAACACGGTTCCGGCAATTGAGGGGGCGGTCTGGGATGTCCAGGTTATCCCGTCGGGCGAAGTCTGCACCGCGATGTTACTCCCCGAGGTGGCCGTGACGATCGCCCAGGTCCCCGAGCCCCCATAGACCACCGAGCGGATATCGCTGGCGAAGGAGGCATCTGCGGTACGAGACGTCCAGGTTGTCCCGTCGGGGGATGTCTGGATCGTCCCGCCGGACCCCACCGCGATGAAGAGGCCCCCTCCGTAGGCCACGTCAAAGAACGTGCCCGCGAAGGAGGAATCTGGCGTCCGCGCGGTCCAGGTATGGCCGTCGGTCGAGGAGTATATCTTGCCGTTGTTGCCGACCGCAACGAATGTGGAGCCATCCCAGGCCAGGCCGTACAGGCCGTTGGTGCCGCTAGGGGAGCGGTCGGTCCAGGTCACCCCGTCGGGAGAGGACGCGATCCAGTTGCCCCCGTTCAGACCTACCACCACGAATTGCGTACCGTCCCAGAGGGCCCGATAACTGATAGCGCCCGCCCCCCACCCGGCCGGCATGGTACGAGAGGTCCAGGTCGCTCCGTTGTTCACGGAGGTATAGCAAGTCTTGGAGGTGCCGAAGCCGGCCCACATATCGAGGTCTACCGAGTAGGCACCGCATCGAAATCCTGCCCCTGGGCTCCCCGTGCATACGTCCCAATTAGAGGCCCTAAATACCCCGGTCTGGGCCTTCAGATATTCGATCCACTGACCGTGATTATTCAACAGGTAGTTGAGATGTTGGGCAGGAGGGAGGTCCTCCGGCTCCCAGCCCGCCGCGGCGACGCCGGCCGAGGGGGTGACCTTGGTGGGCGTGCCGTTCCACGAATCGGCCCCGACGGGATAGTTCGCGTTCGAGCTCCAGACAACAGGATCGTCGGTCGGTCTACTCATGGGCTCCTCGCCTCATCATACCACGCCAGCCAGGGCGCCCCCTGTCGTCTCGGTGGTCGAGCCGAGCCCTCGGGACGGGTCGAGCGAAGCGTAGCCCTCGGGCTTGTAGAGGTCAGAGACCCATCCTGCAGTGGCGTTTCCCCCAGACGTCGTCAGTACCGTGCACGTCTCGTCTCCAATGTCATAAGCGAAGACGTTTGACCCAGAATACTCAACCGATCCCACAACGGATGACCCTTCGATTCGGAAGAACCCGGCAGGAGCGTTGCAAATCATCTTCAATACGTCGCCGGCGGCGTAGTCGAATCCGCTGATTTGTGGATACGTTGCTACGGTTGAGTACAATCGGGCTATCACCGGCGACGCGCCGCTATCAAATCCGATCTGTGTAGTCGACGCACCCGACGTCTCACGAAGTAGTAATGTCTGCGCACCCGACGGCCTCTCGTCCAGTATATGAATCGGCTCGACGTAGAGTGTATAGCCGTTGTTACGGGCAGCACCGCTAAGTAGACACGTCAGGGAATCCGTCGCGCGCGTCGCCGTAGCGCCAGCCGTCTCGATCAATGACGTGGCATACGCCCCCTGCTCAACCTGAACACCAGCAATCTCGATGACGCGCGCCGCGTTAGAGAACGACGCACCATAGTTCTTGAATCCAAAGGTGCACGCCGTGCCACCTGCCAGGAAGTCTTCCTGTATCGTGAAGCGCTGCCACGAAGAAGACAGCGACAGGTCGAACGACCCGAACGTCCCATCACGACGAGTGGTACTCACGCGCATTTCGGGAGGTCCGGACACAGATCGCGCCCACAAGGAAATGACATACGTGGTGTTGTCGATGATGAGGGGGTCCAGGTACGTCGAACCCTTGTAATACATGTTGTAGATCGCGCCCCCGAGGGTCCAGTCCACGCTTGTGGCGACGTCGCCAAAGCCCGTGGGGCCTGCGATTGCGGTGGTCAGGTTGATAGACCCGTCGTGCCCCCAGTACGTAGTGGAAAGATCATGGCAATTGTAGATGAGATTCGTCCGGCTCGGCTCGAGAAGGTACTCCCGAATCCCAGATCGGAGCCGTCGCCGGAGCTCGCCCGAGGCGGAGCGCGTGAGCGCAGACCCGTCCCACACGGTGGCCGGGCTCGCACGCGTGAAGGTGCCGTCGGTGCCGAAGTCTGTGAGGGCTTCGGCCTCCGTGCTTCCAAGGGCGAAGGTTGACGCGTCCGCGCCAGTCGGCAGGTGGACGAGCTGAAGACCGATCCCGCCGCCCTTCGCCAGGCGGAGGCGGATGGCCGTCTCGGCCGGGTCCTCGGCGAGGGTTGCATCATGGAGGACGACGAGGATCGACGCGGGCGGGTAGTCCCTCACCTCGACCGAGCCCCCACCGTCGCCGATTGCCTCGAAGAGATCGGCGATCACGATGAGCTGCTCGGTCCTACCGTCGGAGTTGTTGATGAGGATCCGGACGCGGATCGTGCGGCGGAAGGATGCGTCTGTCCTCCCGTTGCGCATCTCCCCGACGATGGCGCCGAGGGTGTCGAGCTGGGCGTCGGTCGCTACCGCGAGTGCGCGGAGGAGATAGACGTCGACCGCCGTGTCCTCGAGATACTGCGCCTCGGCGATGTAGGACGTGAGGAGGGCCTCTAGACGGGGCTGCTCCTTGTACTGCTCTAGGAGGAGCGCCAGGGCTTCGGCCACGTGATCCGTGATCGGGGTGAAGTCCGGCACTAGACCACCGCCCCCCGCGCGGTCGCCCACCGCGATATCTCGCGGACCGAGATCGACACCGAAGAACCCGCCGGGCTGGCCGTGATCCCGACCGCGGCGGTGAGGTTGAGGACGCCCTCGACGTCCTTCGCCCAGGCGATTACGTCGGCCGAGTAGACGTCATCCCCCGGGCCGAGGGTCGCCGCCGCGCTCGCCACGATGGACGAGAGTAGGTTCGCATCCCCGGCGTAGCTGGAGTCCGTCACGAGTCCGGCGATCTCGAAGTAGACGTTGACGTCACTAGGCCGCGTCAGGCCGATCGCGTGGTCGAAGCCCTGGGAGTCGGTGACCGTCTTGATGGTCGAGCCGTACGCCTGGATCCCGGCAGCCTTGCTCGCGAATATCTGATCGGCCACGGCCTGATCGTCGGCCGCGGTCGCGGGGTCCGGCCCGTAGACGATCGCCTCGATGGCGTGCGGTGGGATGCCGTCGACCGTGACGTCCGTGTCGTTCTCGACGACGCGGACCGAGATCACCCCGGCCACATCACGCGAGATGTCCGCCTCGATGGCGTCAACCGTGGTTGACCCCGGTGCGGCGAGCTCCTCTTCCCGGCGGGCGCGGAGCTCCGCGTCAGTCTCGATGTCCGTACCGTTCGTCACCGAGTCGATCGACGTGATGGAGTTCCATCCCGTCACGGGCGAGGTAATCTCGAAGGTCGATGCCACCGTGTAGGCCGTGGCGCCGGTGGCGTCGGCCTGCCACGAGCCGGCCACGTCCGCGGCACCGCCGCCGGAGTTCACGATCGCGGTAACGTTCGTCAGGGTTGCGTCGGGGTCCCCTGTGGGGTTGATCGTCAGGGTGCCGATCGCGTAGGTGCCGGGGTCCACATTGACCGTGATCCCGAGGTAGGCCGCGGTCGCCGACTTGCGGACGGTGCCGGTGATCGCAGAGACGTTGTCCAGGGCCGCGCCTCCCGCCGCGTCCGGGTCGAAGGCCGCGTAGCAAGCGGCCAGGGCCTCCTCGACCTTGCGGACCTGCTGAGCGAAGATCGCGTTGAGCTGGCCGAGCACGGAGGTCGCGGACTGATCCAGGTTCGCCGAAATGGTTGCCCGCTGGGCCGCCTCGATCTCGGCCTGGATGTCCTCGAGAGAGCGGATCTCGAAGCCTTCGGTGGTGACGCCGGCCATTCAGACCTCCAAAATGAACGGGGGGTAATCCGCCGAGGTGAGGGCCGAGCCGTCGGAGAGCGTCGCCTCGAAGGTGACCGTGAGGGCCCGGGCTGCCCGGTCGAGGGAGAGATCAAGGGTCTCGATCGACTCCACCCCGGGAGTGTCCAGTATGGCCTGGCGGAACAGGGCCTTGACTCGGACGAGATCGGGCGCCTTGACCAGAATGTCAGTGAAGTAGGGTAGGCCGACGCGGAGGTCGAGGAACCACTCCCCACGACCGGTGTTCAGCCGTTGGCGGATAGTCTGGACCACAGCATCCCGGCCCGTCCCCGAAAGGGAGAGCTGGCCCCGCGTTAGGTAGAGGTCCCCCGCGTCGGGATTGTCCGCGTCGGTCGTCTCGGTGAGTTTTAGGTCCACGGTATTCTATCCGCCCAGCTTCAGTTTAGCACTAGCGGTGTTCGCGGATCCGGCGGTGTTGATCCCTGCCGCCAGAAGGGCCGCCTTGATGTTCGTCTGATAGGTCGCTCCGCCGTCTCCGGCGAACACGGCCGATGTGCAGAGGGCGTTGACCACGGCGTCCAGGAGGGACGCCAAGGCCGCCGCGTCCGTGTTCCCTCCGACGTGGAGCTCCTTCCCCGCGCCGAGGACTACCTTGACGTGGCTTGCGTGGGCACCCACAGGGGCGTTGACGGCTGAGGGGATGGCCACCGCCCCGGAGAGCCCGTGCGAGGCCCTCACGCCGGGGTCTGAGAGCGCCCCCGAGGTCCTCCGGTACTGGTCCACGTCGAAGTCCTGGAAGATGATCTCGACGTGGTCTCCCACGGCCAGTGGGAAGGTGACGGCGCACCCGCCTCCCGCCGGCCAGGCGACAGG